CGATCCGAAGTTGTGGTAAAAATTCAACCTAAGGAGCTTGCCATGTATGCCGAATTCAACGAATCAGAAGACCCCCAGCGCGACTGGGAATTATCAGTCGAGTTCCACCCAGAAGAACGGGAAGAATATGACTTCTACATCGAAGCCGCACGGCAAAAGCCGGTTTGCACAGAAGTCCCGCAGCAAGAAGAACCACGTAAAGGCCGTCGTAAAGCCGCGCGGTCCCGTCAAAAGTTACACCTCAACTTGTTGTAGTGCACCAGCTATGAAACCTGCCTGTGTGCAGGTAGACAAGAAAAAAGCATTGGAACAAGGTCTGGGGTCTTGGCGCTGCAAGGGCTGTGGAAAGCCTTGCAAAGTAACGGTAAGCACGGCTAAGCCTACCTTAGATACCGTCATAGTAAATATGGAGGTGCCCCTTGGATAGCCTAACAATCTACCTTGCCGCTGCAGCGTTCACTTTGGCTGTGGCATATGGGATGGTGTGGTCTAAGTCACAAAGAGAAAAAGCTGCAGCAGAGACCGAAAAAAAATTGAAGCGCACGGAGGGGCAAGGATGAACAAGGAGACAATACGCACCATCTGTGCAGTCATCGGTGTCATCATAGCGATATATGCTGTGGTTGTGCAGACTACAGCGCTGCACTTTATCATAAAGTATCATCCACAATAGGCCGTCCGCGCATGGAAAAAATTTTCTGGAGGGAATTTTGATTACCAATATCATCGACCAACTCAAGCGTGACGAGGGTTTACGTCTAGACATCTACGATGATGGCCGAGGCTTTAGAACCGTTGGTTACGGCCACAACCTAGATGCTAATCCGATCCCAGACTTGGTGACTCCCATCACCGAAGTACAAGCTACGCAAATCCTCGGCAAAGATGTAGAACGTATCTCCACTTACTTACAGCGGCAGTTGCCGTGGGTAACAACTTTAGATGACGCGCGGCACGGTGTCCTGCAAAACATGGCATTCAACATGGGTGTCCCGGGACTGCTGGAATTCCGTCACGACATCACTGACACGCAGGCTGGAAATTACGTGAAGTCTGCTGCGGACATGAAGGATTCAAAGTGGTATACCGAGGTCGGGGACCGAGCCGTACGCTTAGTAGAACAGATGTTGACGGGGGTGTGGGTATGAACTGGGGAGAACGCATTGCAGCCCTAAACGTTCTCTTGGGCCTTGGGGCATCCTTAGGGTTCCTCTGTGCGTCGGACTGGCGCAGAAGTCTCTACTGGTTCCTCGGGGCCTCCATAACTTTAGTCGCTACTTGGGTACTCCGATGATCAGCGACGACGATAAGCTTCCAATCCTACGTACGTATTCTATGGATAACGTTGGCACCCGGCTTGACTTCCTTACCGAACTGTACGATCTGTGGAAGACAGCTCTGGACATCCTAGAACGCTACGACAAAAACTCACCGCGCTACGACGCAAGAAAGTTGGAACTGGAAAGCGCCACAAAACTCTTAGTGGCCCATATGGAAATATGCTATAACGAAAACCTTACGAGGAAGACAGTAGATGCTCTCCCGAAGCATGGGGAGGACATCCATGACGACAATCCAAACAAATAGGAGGCAACAAAATGAAACTCTTTTTGAGTTTTGTTCTGCTACTGACTACGAGTTGTTTCGCGCAAGACCGAATACAAGATTTATCCAAAGCTATTGCGAAGGCTGAAGGCTTTGGAGTACGAAATACGCTGCCTACAAAAAATCATAATCCGGGGGACATCAAAGCTCTTAAAGGCTACCACTTCCCGGGGCAGGTGGGCATCCACAAGCAGTATGTGGTGTTCAAGAATGATAAAGCGGGGTGGGAAGCCCTGCAACACCAGATCAACAAAATTGTGGACGGGGAATCCCGATACAGCGTGAACTTAACGCTGAAGCAACTGGGCAAACGCTATGCTGAAAGCAGCGTATGGCCTAGAGTGGTAGCAAAATATCTAGGAGCCACGCCGGACACACAACTGTGGGAAATCTTGGGCATAGCCCCAGTATTGGAGAGAGTATGGACGATTCAGAAGTGATGTGCTGTATTGCAGACTGCGACCGATATGGGGTGATCCAGTACGAAGGGAAACTCTACTGCCGATTCCACGCAGAGGAAGCCAAGGCCAATGATGGATGCATAGGTTGTGATCTGTGCACCTCCGAGCCTAAGTGTTGCGTGGAAGGATGCACTAGGCCCGGGATCATTACTGAGGTAGGCAAAGAAGGTGATGCTCTGAGGACCTACTGCGTAGAACATGCGTGGAAGATCGACCGGCCAGATGAGAACGGCCTGCGACATAACAAAGCCCGGTGGAATACCGAGGATTCCATCAGGGCCCACGGAGCCGGTGCAGCCATAGACATAACGCAACTGCCAATTGTGTCTGAGAGTGTAGCAGATGAATGCTTACATGAACTTGAAGAGGGACAAAAGTCTGGTTGGCGTATCAAGATGTTAAACAAAGAATAAGGAGAGAACATGGAAAGATGGGCAGCAATTGAAGACTTCGAAGATTATGAAGTGAGCGATCTTGGCAGAGTACGCAGAAAACATGCAACTCCTCACCATCCGGGCAAAACTATGCTTAAGCCTTGGTTTGGTACTGGAGGTTACCTCACTATACAGTTTTACAAAGAAGGCAAAGCATACACCTTAGCTATACACAGATTAGTAGCTATTGCTTTTATACCAAATCCTCTTAGTTTGCCAGAAGTAAACCATCTTGGCCCAAAGTCTGACTGCCGCGCCACCCAACTAGAGTGGGCAACTAAACGGAGCAACACTGTGCATGCCGTGAAGACCGGGCGTACCCCGGGAGAGGGAATCACCTTCATAAAAAAGCACAGGCAGATACCGAGCACGTTGGAATCCCGAACCTAACATAAGAGCACACATTGGCGTATTCGATACGTTTGAAGAGGCCCATGCTGCGAGGGCAGAGAAAATAAGGGGGTTAAAATGAGTTCCTCAGGAACACAAAGAGCACTAGACCTTTCTCTGCATAGTAAAATCTCTAAGCTGCTCATGCAGCAACTTTCTAATAAGATCGTAGGGCAAGAGAAGGCCCTTCAGGTGCTGCTAGATATATTCGAAGCTCATCAAGCAGGTTTTACTGAATCAAATAAGCCTGTAGGAAACGCTTTATTTTTAGGAGGCACTGGTACGGGAAAGACATGGACCTGTGAAATATTGGCTGAGGCTCTCTTCGGCAACAAACGGGCTTGTCTTAGGATTGATTGTGGAGAGTACCAGCATAGTCACGAAATTGCCAAACTCGTCGGGTCACCTGCGGGCTATTTAGGCCATAGGGAAACCGCTGCGGTTCTGAACCAAAAGCGTTTGAATGAATACCACACAGACTCTATGCAGTTGTCTATCGTACTTTTAGACGAAGTGGAGAAAGCGTCTGACGCACTTTGGAATATTCTGCTGGGCATCTTGGACAATGCCACGCTTACCTTGGGCACCAATGAGGTAGTAGATTTTTCCAAAACTATCATTGTCATGACCAGTAACCTTGGGGCCCGTGAGATGGCCAATCGCGGTATAGGGTTTGCAGAGCTTTCCGAAGAAAAAGACAACAAGCGACTAGAACAGATTGCAATAAGCGCAGCAAAAGCTAAATTCTCACCTGAATTCATGAACAGAATCCAGAACATTGTAATGTTCAAGGCCCTGACTCAAGAGCAGATTGAGAAGATTCTAGAAATACAACTGATGGAACTTGACCATAGAATCTTCGTAGCCAGCTCCCCCTTGGTGTCCCTTACTGAGCAGAAGACAAAAATTTGTCCTAGGTTTTCTTTTACAGTTTCACCAAAAGCCAAGAAAACTTTGTTAAGCGAGGGTTTTGATCCATGCTATGGGGCGCGTCACCTTAAGCGCGCCGTTGAACAGCGCATTCAAATACCATTGTCTAGACTAATAAACAGTGGGCAAATCACAGCAGGTTCCACAGTCGTAGTGGACGACACGGGGGCACCTGAGTTCGATTTTTGGTCGCATCCCACCGAAGTTCCAAACAAGAAATAGTTAGACGACACAGTTATACCCAAACAAGGTGCTTTTGATTTTAGAAAGGGGAACTATGGATAAGCATTGTACGTGTCTGGATGACGACATGGGCGAAGATTGTATGCGTTGCCACCGAACGATGTTGATTCGGGACGGAGAAGAGCCAACTAAAGTCTGCGATCACTGTGCTCACAAAATGCTCTCCGAGATTGCAGACGTTTTTCTGAATTATCGTCCCGAAAGTCCAGACCACGGAAGCATGGAATCGAACCAAGTCTTTCCTCAAGGAGAAGTATGAAACTGAAAAGGAGAAGTATGAAACTGAAATTGTTGCT